GTGGTTTCAAGAGTAACCATAGTATTTAGAAAATCGGCATCTTTGTTTATTCTACCATTCATCTTCTCCAAATACAACTCTAAATAATTAAATAAAAAATTCTTATGGATTGGCAATATAATGGAGAGGTCTTTACCGATGTTCCCAAAGGGATGGAAGGTTTTGTTTACATAATTACGAATCTTACGAATAATAAAAAGTACATTGGTAAGAAACATTTTTGGACAAGACAAAAGAATAAAAAAACAGGAAGAAGAAAGACAGAAGAATCTGATTGGAAAAATTACTTTGGTTCTTGTGATGAATTGAATGAGGATGTAAAGAACTTAGGTAGAGAACATTTTCTTCGTGAGATTCTCTATCTATGTCCTCATAAGAAATCTATGAGTTATTATGAAACTTATGAACAATTTAATCGTAATGTATTGATGAGTGAAGAATATTATAATACAAATATTGGTGGGACTTTTTATATGACTGAATCTGAAAGAATTTATGGTGTGGTCCTTAAGAGCTCTAAGTATTAATAAGTATTACTTATCTTCAACGGGAACAAAGCGATTCTAGCAATAAAAAAGGGACTTGTCAAGCCCCTTAAGTATGCTATGATTTAATTATCCAAGTCCTTGTTTTTTCTTCTTTGCATTGCTGCATATTTGCCACTTGGGTTTTTCTTTGGTTCAAGAGTTTCGGATGAGTGTGGTTTTAGTTTTTTCATTCCTCTTGAAACTTTATGTGAGAATTGTCTATCATAATCTTTATCATCCCCTTGATGAGATGCGTTATCAGGTAATCCGTCTCTTTTTTACCTACGACGCACTTTTGCTTCTTTAGTTTCTGGTTCTCTACTCATATACATGCTTGATGTTACATGCTCATCTCCACGATTTGCTTCACTCACATAATACTCAACAAGATCATCCCATGAATACTCAGAGAGATCATATCCCTCCTCTAAAAGACCGTCAACCCACTCAGAAACCTCTCCAGCAAGCAGATAGTCCTCATACTCTTCCATAACGGTCTGAACTGCTGCAGCGTCCATTTCAAGCATGATGTAGTGTGCTTCTTCAATGGTGTCTGCATGACCACCGCTCATTAGATACTCAAGCAGAACATTATATGGTTCATATGATTCCTTCATAGAAGATGCTGCTTTTCTAAGAGCATCTTCTGTTTTCTTTCTTTCTGCTTCTTGTTGTGCTTTTAATGCTGTATCAGCAGATTTAGTATCAATTTTTCCAGGACCTTCTGGACCACCCATCAGTTCTCCCTGACGCTGCTTAGATCTGTTACCCATTTTACGAAGTTCTTCAGCGTCTCTTTCCATTTGACTCTGACCAGTGCCCTTTTGAGTGCCATCTGGGTTTAGTTTAGCAGCAAGTTTTTGATTTGCTTTTGTCCAAGTTTCTAATCCTAGTTTTTCTGCTTCTTTTGTTTTACCTGCCTTGATCAAATCTTTGTATTGCTGATTAGCATCTTTTGCAGGTACTTTTGGTTTTGCACTTGGTGGAGCAGCGGGTGCAGGTTTTGCCGCTGCAGGTGGTTTGGTTTCTGCTGGTTTTGTATCTGCTGGTGATGGTTTTGCTGCTTCTGGTGCTTTTGTTCCAGAACCTGCTCCTGCTAGTTTTGCGCCCATATATCCACCAATGCCTCCAGCAAGACCAGCAGCACCTAATCCAGCAGCACCTAATGCCACTTTCTTTGCAGTAGGACTTGTCAATGCTGCTTTTGCACCTTTAGCAATATCTTTTACTTTTTGAATTCCTTGACTTAATTTTGCCTTTGTAAGTAATTCTGCAGATTGCTTACCAGTTAATTTTCCCCCACCAATTGGGGACATAGTAGAACTATATCCCCCAACATTAGCATCCCTTGCAGATTTTTGAGCAGTTTTTTGTAATAGTTCTCTTGCTCTCTCTGGATTTTTAGCATTTGATAATATTTTATCTACTCTCATTCTTGCAGGTTTTGTTGCTACTCTTTTGGCAAGTCCAAGAGCACCCTTAGCAACCTTTCCAATTAATGATCCAATACCTTCATCAATAGCAACATCAAAAATTTCTAATTGTTCTTCAATATATTCTTCAGAAACTATGCTTTCTGTAAGAATATTCTCATCAAAACTTAGATACTTTTCAACAATATCTTGTTCTGAAGAATCTGCAAGGAATCCAATAATACCTTCAGCACTATATCCTTCATAAACCATAGATACAGAAATAGTGGAGAGAATATCCTCTACTAATTCTGCTGCTTCCGCATCATAATATTCGGATTCTTCATTCAGAAAATCCTGTTGTTGGATATTGATTTCTTCATACAAATATCCAACGCTGGCAATGAAATCTTGCGAAATTCTAGACATGGTTATGATTTTAATACCTTATATAAAGATATTTATAAAAATCAACCGCCAGGTTTCATTTTGACGCCAAGTGCTTTCTGACGAGCAACATCAGATTGTCTAGCAGCAGCAAGTTTCTTGGCAGCAGCGGCAGCATCAGATTGCTTGTATGCGCCAGCAAATAACGATCTACCGATTCTTTCTAATGGGTTTGAAGAAGTTTGAGCAAGATTCTTAGTGTCTGCTCTCTTATAAACTGCTTTACCACCCTTATATGCAAGATATCCTACATCTTGCTTTCCACCAGGACCAGTGACAACAGAAGTTTTACCAAGTTTAACTGTTCTTTGTTGTGAACCAGAACCAGTAGTCATGGTTCCTTTCTTGGTGTCAAATGTTGTTTTACCACCGATTCCTTTGAGAGCACCACCAGATTGTGACTGGCGATTTGCAGTTGCTATTGCTTTTCTTTGAACAGCGTTGGCACCAGCAACAGTATCAAATGCTTTTGATGCTGCTATTGCGGCACCAGTTCCTGCTGCAATAGATCCTACAGGAGTAAGTGGAGCACCTGCTGCTGCACCTAAGGCACCAGCACCACCAACTACAGCAGCTTTAAGTCCTGATCTTAACCATCCAGAACCTTTCGCTCTTTCATCAGCAACATCAAGTGCTGCAGCCGCTGGTCCAAGAAGTCTTCCACCAATTCTTAATGCTCTTCTAGCACCAGAAGGAACTTTCAGTTTTGGACCAGCGGGTGGTTTTCCTCCAGAAGGTGATTCTGGTGCTGGAGTTACAATTGTTCTTCCACTTGGTCCAGTTCCAGCAGCTGCTTTTCTTTGCTTTTCCAAAGCTGCTTTAAATCTTGAACTAGTTGAAGAACTTGAAGAAGGTCCCGCTGGTGCAGGAGGTTTAACAGTTGAAGAAGGTGTGGGAGCAGAAGGTTTAGGAGTTGCTGGAGGTTTATTTGCAGCATCATATGCTCCTCTCATCAAAGCTTCTGGAGGTGCTTGTGGATTAGTTCCACGAGTTGCTAATGGTGCATTTCCAGTTCTTGTAGTTTCTCCTCTAGCAGATAAAGCAGGGGTTGGAGAAGTTCCAGAAAGTGTTCTATTTCCATAAGGAACGCTACTTGAAGGTGGGTTTGGAATACCGTATTGCTTTTGTGGTTTTTTTGAAAATTGTGAAAAAAGATCTGCAGCAGCACCTGATGGTCTTCTTGCAGGACTTGCTAATGTAGTTGTTCTTCCTTGAGGAATTTCTAACTGTCCAGGAGAAACTTTTGGTGTTTCTGGAGTAGCAGGTAAAGGACTACTTTGTCCTTGTTTAATAGGATCAGTTGCAACAAAAGGATTTCTACCACCTCTAAAGTTTTGTGGTTTATCTCTACGAGTCAATAAAGAACCTTGCACTGCTTCTTCTTCACTCAAATATGACTCTTGCAAAAATTGACTAAAGGACTTCATCTTCTTTCTACTTTTTAGTTATTTATAAAAAAAGAGGGTTGTTTAGACCCTCTTTTAAATTATTTCAAAGGATCTCAGACACCCTTTACAAGTTTGAAATCAGGTCCTACGCCAACACCTGGAGTATACATTGGTTTACCTGTTAGTTTATTCTTCATTCCTGCCTGAGCATTCTGCGCTGCTTTAGTATTACCCTTAACATCAGCAACATTAATAGTATATTGCTCAACGATGCTTTGTCTCCACTCTTCACTCATATTTGCCATGATGACTGCTGCTGCCTCTTCGGTCTCAGCATAACCTTCATCGATCAGGTAACCCATTACAACATCAAATGGATCAAAACTCTGAGTTAATCCTTGTCTTTGGCGTGATGCTGCTTGCATTGCACGAAGTTCTGCTGCCTGTTGTGCCATAGAGGGCCTTGCAGGTTTGGCAGCAGGAGCAGCAGATGGTTTACTCAGATCTACACCTTGTCTAGCAAGTTGAAATCCAGTTGTTGCTGTAGATGTAGGTTTTGCGGAAGTAGGAGCAGATACTGCGGGTCTTGCAGGTGCTGCAGCGGGTCTTGCAGGTGCTGCAGCGGGTCTTGAAGATGCAGGTGCTGCTGCAGGACGGGCAGGTGCAGGTCTTCCCTGATCCATTCTACCAAGATTTGCTTTACCTTGAGCAATTACTTGAGCAGTT